TTGAGACAGAAACGCGAACTAACACCGATCGGCAAGGTGATTAAAAAGCGCCTGATCGAAGTTGGAATCACACATCGGCAATTAGCCCAGGAAATTGGAACCAGTGAGCAATACCTGAACTCTATCTTATTTGGTGCTCGATCAGGAAGAAACTACCTGCCCAAAATCGCCAGAGCGCTTGAAATTGAATTTGATTCATTACGCAAACCAGCTTGAACAACCACGCTATACCCGCTTTACAAATTACGCTTTATCTAAATCCACGCAATAGCGCCCCGAACATAGATGGAAAAAACCTCTTTTCTGTCTGTGTACATGGAAGGTTGGGAGGTAAATCAGATGGTTCAGCACTATAAAAATAGGAACGACTCATCCGAAGTGAGTCGTTCCAAAGTGAATCCTCTGCAAAATCTGATTCCCCTCCATTATAACAGCAAGGAGTTTATTGAGGAAGGAGGAATCTTATTTGTCAGAAATATACATCGCGCTTGATAAAGCATCTGAGCTTGAAAATGTGAAGTACAATACCTTGATTCAGCGGATCAAGCGCAATTCATCCCAATACAGAACGAAAATAGAGACTGGCTCAAATAGCGGTAAAGACAGGGTGCTGGTCGCTGTATCGTCTCTTTCAAAGCAAGCTCGTCAAGCTTACAAAAAGGCTTGTGGCATTCCTGGTGAAGATGTGGTCATCGAAGAAAATACTAAATCAGAAGAGCTGCCTTGGTATATCGACGCTGATCCTGCGGAGTACATCGCTAGAAATGGAAAGGCATATTATGAGGCGGTCGAGCTGGCTAATAAGATTCGTGAGTTCTTGAATTACGGAGATCGTGACCGCACCGAGTTTGCTTCTGCTTTTGCGGCAGAAAACGGTATGAGCCAACGGACATTATACCGATACTCGCAGAGCTACCTTGAAGCGAGTGCATGGGCTTTAAAGATGAAGAAGCAGGATGGTAACGATTACGAATTTTATAAGGTTCTAGCTCTTTGCCGGAAGCCTAAGCAAAAATTTACATTCCCTTCGCTCTCGCCAGAATGCAAGGCATTTATAGAAAACCTTTGGTTTGACAAGGACTTTGCCGCCAACAACGGCACCATTGAAATGGTGTACAGCAAGCTCATGAAGGTAGCAAGCGCGAATAGCTGGGATTACCCAAGTTACCCCACAGTGGCACGCTACATAGGGTACTTGATGGATGAACTTCGCGGGGGTAACGCTCGGTTTCTAGCGGCTAAAGGAATCAGAGAGTACAAGAATCATGTCATGGTCAAGGCATCCCGTAACACAATGGCCCTGCCCGTTATGGGACTGGTGCAAGGGGATGCGCATACGCTGGATGTTTGGGTCAAGTACACTCACCCGAACGGAAAGGTTACAGCCATCCGTCCTAAGCTGGTCGCCTGGCTGGACACTCGCAGCCGCTGCATTGTTGGGGATGTGATTTGTCTGAACCCTAACGCTCAGATCCTGAAGCAATCCCTGCTGAACATGATGTACGCCGGAGAGATTGGCGGCGTGCCGGAATGGCTGCTCATCGACAATGGTAAGGACTACACCGCTGAGACCATGACAGGCCGGAAGCGGAATGATCGGGTCAGCTTTGACTCTGAGACAAAAGGCTTCTATCGCTCAATCGGTATCAAGGATGATATTCGCTCACTGCCTTACCAGCCCTGGTCTAAGGGACAAATCGAACGGTTCTTTGGGACGCTGATCACCAAGTTTGAGAAGTGGATTACCAGCTATACCGGAACCCTGACCGGATCGAGAACGGCGGCCAAGGTTAACAAGGACATTGACAAGCTGCTGGAACGTGACGAGTTGCTGAGCATGGAGGAACTCTATGAGCTATGGAAAGAGTTCCGTGACAACGAGTATCACCGTACAGCGCACAGCGGCCTGAAGCGTCAAGGCGAGAAATGGGTTACGCCTATGGAAGTATTCCAGAACGCTGAAGAACGCTACATGAAACCAGCGCCTCCGAAGTCCTATGCCACAGTGCTGATGATGAAGGCTGAGCGCGTGAGAGTGTATAACATCGGGATTCGTAAGTTTGGCTATGAGTACCGCGCTGATGAGCTGACGGATTACATCGGCGACAAGGTAGACATCAAGTGGGATGCCGAGGATGTTACTCGCCTCTATGTGTACACGAAAAATGGGAAGAAGATCTGTGAAGCAGTTTCCCAAGAGTTATTGCTTATTGCTCCGAAGGTGCAGCAGAAGGCGCTGGAGGATCATATGCGAATGCAGAAGAATCAGATCAAGCGCGACACGGCCAAGGGCGATTACTTCCGAACGCCGCTTGAAGAGCGCGTAAATGGATATAACCAAGTTCCCGGCGAGGTAGCCGGATTCATGATTAAAAACGATGCACCGAAGGTGGTCGCTCTGCCATCGGATCAGCAGTACAAGGAAGAGATCAAGTCCAGAAGAACCAAGCGTGACACGGAAGTTGAACTGTACACGGAGAAGGCAGAGCAAGCCCTTGCCAAGCTTCGTCGATTAGCAAACTAATTGGAGGGATTAAAGATGACGGCTGTTGCTGAGCTATACACCTTGAACAAGAGTGTCGTTGTGAAAGTGCGTGAGTATATGGAAAGCACGGGCACAACGATTACTGAAATTGCGCGGGAGATCGGTTTTTCCCGTCCGGCCCTGTCACAGTATTTGAGTGGGAACTATAAGGTTGAGAATAGCGATATCGAAGAGAAGGTCGCTGCCTATATGGCTGCCAAGACTGGCGAGACTGAATTGGCTTCTACGCGAGAAAGTTCCCTGCCATCCAAGCCCACATTTTTTGAGTCCCGTGATGCCATCAATATAATCGGGGTCTGCCAGTCCGCACAGGAATACCTTGGCCTTGGGATTGTTGTCGGCAAGTCTGGCTTTGGCAAGACGCACACCTTGAAGTATTACGCCAAGATGCCGCGCGTGGCCTATGTCGAGTGTGATGACACCATGGGACAACGTGACCTGGTCAAAGCGATTGAACGCTCTGTAGGCATTCCTTCAGGCTATGGCTCAATTTGGGAACGGGTCAACGGCATTCGGGAGTTCTTCAATCTCAACCGGGGCTATTTGTTGATTGTCGATGAAGCGGACAAGCTTGTCAGCAAATACACACAGAAGAAGATGGAGATTCTTCGCGGGATCTTCGACCAGGCCGATGTCGGTTTGGTCATCGCTGGGGAGCCGAAGCTCGAAGGGCTGATCAAGGGCTATCTTTCCCGCTTTGCGAACCGAGTGGATTTTTACACCACGCTCAAGGGGCTGTCCAAGCAAGAGGTTGCGAAGTACCTTACTAGCTTTGATTTTGATGACCAGGCTATTAATGAAATGGTTGTCCGAGCTACCAACACGCAAACGGGCTGCTTCCGTCTGCTGGATAGAACTCTGAACAATATCATGCGGGTATCCGGTGGGTCGGCGGTAACGTCTGACACGATTGCCAAAGCCAGCAATATGATGATGCTCTAGGAGGGGTAAACATGCTGAATCCAACAAATCCAGTGCTTAGATTGCGCACGTTATTGAGCTTTGCGAAGTCTCCGATCCTGATCCGGCCAGCGGCAATTGTGGCCGGATTAACCGAACAAGAGGTTTGTCAGATCGTTGCTGGTGATCCTCAGCTTGCCATTGTGGAGGGTCGGATCGCCTATCGTGATCCGGCTGACGTAATGATTGAACGAGTTGAGCAAGAGCTTGCAAGGGTGCTGCCCGTAACATCGGCAGACCGTCTCTACCGTGATCAAGGCTGCACCTTTGAAGTTTCAGCGGGGCAGCTTATTCATACCTATATCGAACAAGAACAGGAGGAAATTGCATGACAAGAGTGAAACTGCCGGATGTTCCGGCGCTGAAGAGCTGGGACGATGTTGACCTGGTAATGAAAGAGATTGGTGAATGCCAGCTCGCCATTGAGCGGGTTGAGGCAGACATGAATGAAGTTATCTCTGACGTGAAGCTGGCATCCGAAATGGAAGCCAAGCCGCACAAGGAGCGTATCAAGCTGCTGGAACTGCAAATGAAGGAGTTTGTTGACGCGAACCGTGATGACCTGGGGAACCGGAAGACGAAGGAAATAAACTTCGGCAAGACAGGCTATCGCAAGAGTACGAAGATATCCCTGCCCCGCGCGGCTGCCAAGCTTGCGGAAGTGATTCGCAAGCTCAAGGAATTTGGCATGACGGATTGTGTTGTTCAGCCGCCTGAGAAGATTGATAAGGACAACCTGAAGAAGTATCCGGAGAATGAGATTTTGAAGGTCGGAGCCACGCTCACGGTCGATGATACATTTTGGTATGAGGTTGACCGTGAGAAGCTCGCCGATCTGTGAGGTGATGTAAATGAAGAGACATCCTGATGAAGTGCTGCAACCATGTCAACGCAAACCATGTACACGAGAAAGGTATGAGCTTATTCAATCGCCCCTTGCAGGAGATAACAGGTTTGTTTGTCGTACATGCTGGAACTACTTGTACAAGCTGAAGAAAAAAGGCGAGGTGTAGTTATGAGTAACATCACCTATCCGCAAATCAAAAAGATTTATGGCCTTGCGAAACAGGCCAAGCTAAATGACGATGAGCTGCATGACCTGGTACACGTTGTGACCAGGTCAGACAGCATCAAGGCTCTAAGCAAAGATCAAGGCATTAAGGTCATTGATCGGCTTACGGCCATCGTTAGAGGTCAGGGGCATCCCCCGACTCGCGCCACGCCGAAGCAGATCTGGCAGATCAATAAGCTGGTTGAGGAAATGGGATGGAACAATGACGCTAGACGGCTGCGGCACTTTCTGGAGAATCAGTTTCAAGTCAGTCATCCAAGCTACCTGTCTCCTAGTGCGGCCAGTAGGGTAATTGAGGCGCTGAAGGCCATGAAGCGGCGTGCTGCTGCAAGGAATGGTACATCATGACATACGCCCATAACCTGAAGATCTGGCCGGAGCAGTTTGCGGCTGTCACCCATCCCGATCCATTCCGGCGCAAGACAGTTGAAATTCGGCAAGAGGATGACAAGGAGTTTTGTGTCGGTGACGTGCTGCGCTTGACTGAGTGGCAGCCTTTAGAGCGTAGATACACGGGGGCCTGTGCTGTAGTCATCGTGACGCACATTCTGCGCGGCCCTCCATATCTGCCCTCCGGTTATGCCGCCCTCTCCATCAAGCTCTTCCAGGGAAGGGGGTGAGCCCTTGCAACCCCTTCTGGAACGGTACAGCACACAGCAGATCGAAGTTATTGAGTCCTACTGGGACACCATTCGTTGGACTAGATCCACCGGAAAGGTCTCGAATGGCATCAAGACCAAGGAATTAGAGTATTGGAGCAAGTACCCTACTGATCTTGTCATTCAAGCACTAGAAACCCATGTCGCCAAATATCCCAACATCAAAGAACATTACACGCGCGGGATCATCCGCAACTTGTCTAAGGGAGGATCAGTGAGCCCAACACAGAGCAGAAAGCGGGAAATCCCGATCATTCAGCCGTCCTTAGAAAATACGGTCTCTGATGAACAGATGGCCGAATATATCCGGTTTGCCGAAATTCGCAAAGCCAAGAAACAGTCTCAGTTATCAAAATAATTGGCAAAGGAGGAATCGCGTTGACGGTTCGGCGAGCGATTACCAAGGAAGATTGGTCAGCAATTGAACAGCAACTCCAATCTCTATATAGCATAGCAACGCTGTACTGTGATGGGTACAAGATTGAGCTTGTTCTTGCACGTGTTGACCAGTTTAAGAATAGAATCAATTTGTTCGTGAATGGAAAAGTCGAAGGGAAATGGTTTTTGGAAGATTGCGAGGAGCGCCGTCGTTTCTTCTGCCAGCGTAGCAAAACGCTGCTTACAGCGAAAGAAAGAGCCGCTTATAAAAAGATTTATCGCCGGAAGAAAGATTTTGAAAGGTTCGTAGAGTCGCGTAAGTATTTCTATCATGAGCCGCAGTGGAAATCATTCCGATCACTTAAAAGCCATCTGATCAAGCATAACAAGGTGATTGAGGTTGTGGAAGGTGAATGTGATGGCGAAGAGTAAGTCTAAGCCCATCTCATTGCCCTTCGCTACCCCGCCTGATCCGAACCTTAGCTTCGTCGCATTCCCAACAATTTTGACGGCAGGAACGGCAGCGGTGAGCTTACAAAGCCTGGTACACCAGGTAAACAAGCAGCCATATGACCGCCGAATTACCGAAATCATGTATAACCCATCTACTTTACGAATGGAAATTAAATATGAAGTGTGAGGTGCCAGCATGGGCGATTATCATTACCCTATCCCAAGTAGGGAGATTGAAAGCCGTGCCGCTGTAGGCTCTGGCGAGGTCAAGGAGTATACGTTAACCGCTGAACAACTGAAGCAATTTAATGAGAGCTTACCCGCTCCTGACCGTGTACAGGCGAAGCAATCCCCTCCCATCAGCTTGCAACGCAAGACACGACCGGACAAGCCCGAAGAGCCTATCATACAACCTGCGCAACCCACACAGCCCATACAGCCAGAACAGCGCAAGCGTGGCGCAAAGACTAAGTATGACCACATCACGAAAGAAATGGTGCTGGAAGAGTTTGATCGAGGGCTAACGATCCGACAGATCGAACGCAAGTACAACATGGGACAAAATACGTTATATGGCAAGCTCAAGGCCTGGGGGCTTAGGAGTCCTAAGTCTGATAAGTTCAGCAAGGCTGAAAATAATCGCAAGGCCGAAGGCAACCAAGATCGCCGTCCAATGGACATGAAGATCGATGACATCACCACAGATGTAGTGCTGGAGTTACGCCGGGCTATGGGCCGTACTGCCCCGCTCACGTCAGCACATGAAGGATACGCTGTGCTGATGTCGGAGGTTGACCAGGCATGGGAAGCAATTAAAGGCAATGACTTACTCAAGGCCCGGCTGAAGATGCAGCAAGTGGCTGCTATGGCGCTACGTTACCTGTACGATATTCCAATCGCTAGATGATAATAAAAGGAGATTATAACATGACAAAAGGAATCGATTGCGCTATTCCCATTACCACGACTGGAGCGAAGAAGCTGGCAGCAGCCGGCTATAAATTTGCCGCTCGTTACTTGGTACCTCCCCGGCTGAAATGGAAGCGGCTGAACCGCGCTGAAGCGGAAGCCATCACGGCAGCAGGAATGCAAATCATTAGCGTGTTTGAAACTACGGCATCCCGCCCGGCTGGGGGAGCATCTGCTGGTACGGTGGATGGATTAGAAGCTTACCAGGAGGCACTGCTGATTAAGCAGCCGAAGGGTACTGCCATTTATTTTGCAGTGGACTATGATGCAAGCTCAAAGGACTATGACAAAATTGAAGCGTACCTTCGGGAGACAGCAAAGCAGATCAAGGGATACAGGGTCGGCGTGTACGGGTCTTATACGGTCATTGAAGAGATGGCAAAGCGGAGGGCTGCCGAACACTTTTGGCAAACCTATGCCTGGTCACGGGGAAAAAAGAGCGACCAAGCTGATGTGTACCAATATAAGAATGGTCAGCAATTTGAAGGAATGACCGTGGATTATAACTTGTCATACGGAAATGAGGGTTGGTGGAACACCGCTGTCCAGGACAAGCCAACTACTCAGCACAAGGTAACTTCGGAAGATGCCGAGAAGATCATTCGTTTCTTATCCGCTGGATGGCACAGTGTTGAGCTGCTTCAGGTGGATGCAAAGGCAAAATTTGAGTTCAACCGCTTAGCTGAAGAGCTGCGCCGGGGTACGGATATTAAGCAGTCAGATGCCGAAAAGATCATTCGTTTCTTATCTGCTGGCTGGTATGTTGTGCAGGAGTTCGATGCCGCCCGAGATGAATTTAACCGCCTGGCCGATGCCGTGCGTCAGGCATCTGGTCTCAAGGTTGGTTGATTATCGGGCCGTCCCTGCTATAATGGGAGGTGTTAAACCCCATGGAGGAATGGGTGGAGAAACTGGAAATAGATATGATTCCAGCGGCGTATCAGGACTTCGCTGAACTGATCGGTGTCAAGGCACTGTATAAGCTGGCACAGGCTTTTGGAGGAAGCACCATCTATATTCCAAAGGCAGACAGCATTCTCCGGCCAGCCAGAGATCAGCAGATCAAACAAGAGTTCAACGGGTATAATCATGCTGATCTAGCCGAAAAGTACAACCTGACTGAAAAATGGATTCGTGAAATCTGTGGGCCGGGTCATCATAAAGATCAAATGAGTATTTTTGATTTCATCGACAACCCCAATAACCCCGAAAAAATCACAGAAGTGCTTCCCCGATACCGTCCTGAATAATGAAGATAAGATACCAGTATAGGCAATTTGCCTGTGCTGGTTTTTTTATTTTCTAAAGGAGGGATATCATGCAAAACACCATTAATGACATACTTGCAAATCTTGTGCTTGGAGTTGTGGCGCTGCTCTGCGCGTACTCCATGTACTACCTCAAACGAGGGGTAGCCAAGTTCAAAGCCGAGGCGCAGAAGATTGACAACGAAGAACAACGTTCCTTGGCGCTTGCAGCTATCAATCGGCTTGATGATGTTGCGACCAAGACGGTTCAAGCTATTGAACAGACCACGGCCCGAGAACTCAGGGAGGCAGTGAAAGCTGGCATCACAAGCCGTGAGCAACTGATTAAGCTATCGCAAGATGCTTTCGATCAGATTGTCGATCAACTCGAACCGGAGTATTTGGCCGTGCTGGCGACGACCTTGGGCGACATGGACAACTACATCAAAAATACCATCGAAGCTAAGGTACTGGAGCTTAAAGGAGCGGCTTAATGGATTATTCATGGGTCATACAAACCGCTACCATGCTTGGGATTGGTGCAATCGGTTTTTTTCTGAAGATGACACTATCCGAAGTGAAGTCTCAAATTAAGAAAACAGATGAGCGTGTGGATGATCTTGAGGAAAAGCTTGAAAACCTCAAATCAGATCTCCCCTTTATTTACACCACTAGGGAGGACTTTATTCGCACCATGAATAACGTTGACAGCAAGCTGGAGAAGATCCATGACGTGCTGTTGAAAGGAGGCAATCAGCATGGCACTGGATGAACAAGAATATCGCGGAGCGCAGCATAACAAGGCCGTTCGCGGTTATATCCTGCGATCCTTGGTCAAGGGTCATAACAATTCTCTGCTGTGTCGTCAGCTTGTATCCGTGATGGTTAATGACGGGGTCATCGTAAGCCCGGACATTTCAAAGCACCTGAATTATCTGATTGGCAAAGAGTATGTCGAGTTTACAGATGATCGGATTAATTCCTACACCGCTTACGCCCAGGATGCTGTCATCCGCTTGACCGTCAAGGGTATTGATTTGCTGGAGGGATCAACTCCGGCCGATCCGGGAGTGATGCTCTAATGGCTAAACGCCGTACCCGTTGCTTGATTGATGATCTGCCGCTACATATCAAAGACCAGGTCAATGCCATGCTTGCCGATACAAGGATCACCTACTGGGAGATTGTCGAGTATCTGGACGGTCAAGGCTATGCGATTAGTAAATCAGCCGTAGGCCGCTATGCTCTCCGGCTGGATAAATCGACGCAACGCCTACTTGAAGCACAGGAACAGACTCGTGCCCTGGTGGAACTCATTAAGCAGAATCCAGATGCAGACTATACCGAGGGAGCCATGCAGATCATGGCGGGTGAGCTGACGCGCAAGATGGCCCAGGCTCAAGAGGAATGGGACGAGATGGATTTGGATAAGGCCGGGCGGTTAATGGTCGCTCTATCTCGTAGCAAGATTTACAAAGATAAGGTCAAGCAAGACATGCAGAAGAAGATCGAACTAGCCTTTACGGGAATGGAGTCGGAATTGATGTCTGCCATTAAGTCAGATGCTTCGCTGACCGCTCAACTCAAAGAGGTCTTGCAAAAAGCCAAGGAAAAGATGATGAGCGATGATTAATCTGGACGAATACCTTCGGCAGCTCAATGAAGACGATGAACTGAAGGAGCAGATTCAAAGCCTGGATTATCAGCGCGAGCTATTTGAACGCTATGCGCTCAGAAACAAGGAACATGCGGACTATAGGCAATCGCTGTGGCAGGAGTATCAACAAGGTGCTGATCTTACTGGCCCCAAGGGATTGCGTCAGCAGCTGGCTGCCATTGATATGGAATACTTTGGCCGGGCCTACCTCCCCCACTACTTTGTAAGGGAATCACCTCAGTTCCATGGGGAGCTTGACCGGATCTGGACGCAAGGTGTCATGAAGGGCCTGAACCCCATTACGGACAGAAAGACCATTTCCAGAGCCAAGGGCTGCAAGCGAGGAACGGCAGCTCCACGGGGTCATGCCAAGTCCACTAGCTTCACTTTCAAGGACACCCTACATGCTACCGTCTATCAATACAAGCATTATGCAATTATTATTTCGGACAGTTCAGAGCAGGCCGAGGGGTTTTTGACTGACATCAAGACAGAGCTGGAAGACAATGCGGCTATATTGGAGGACTTCGGCAGCCTGAAAGGTAAGGTCTGGAAAGGCAGCGTCTTGCTGACTTCCACCGACATCAAGGTAGAGGCCATCGGCAGCGGGAAAAAGATTCGTGGTCGTCGTCATCGGAATTGGCGTCCGGATCTGATTGTCCTGGATGATATCGAGAATGACGAGAATGTCAATACACCAGAGCAGCGGCGCAAGCTGGAGAACTGGTTCTATAAAGCAGTTTCCAAGGCTGGGGATACCTACACGGATATCGTGTATATCGGTACGATCCTGCACTATGATTCTCTGCTCTCTAAGGTGTTGAAGAACCCATCCTACAAGTGTGTCACCTATCGTGGGGTAATCAGTTTCTCCACAGCGGATCAACTTTGGGAAGCCTGGTCAGTGATCTATGGCGATCTGAGTAACCCTGCCCGTGAAGAGGAAGCTCTTGCTTTCTTTCAGACGAACGAGGAAGAGATGCTCGAAGGTACTCAAGTCCTTTGGGAAGACAAGCTCAGCTATTACGATCTCATGACCATCAAACTGTCTGAAGGCGATGCTTCGTTTAATTCGGAGATCCAGAATGATCCTATTGATCCGGATAGCTGCACATTTAACGAAGAGTGGTTCGACTTCTACGATGACGATCCTAACCTTGACTTTTCGGCTCCACATTTTTTCTTAGTCGGGGCGAACGACCCATCACTTGGGAAGAACAAAAAGTCAGATACCAGTTCAATCATTGTCATAGCCAAGGATACCAGCACAGGATACATGTACGTGACGGAAGCCTCCATCGAGAAGCGGCATCCGGATGTCATTATCGATGATGCTATTGAGATGTCCAAGCGATTTCGGCGTGATCTGAAGAAATCCTTATATCGCTTTGGAGTCGAGACTGTACAGTTCCAGCATTACTTCAAGGATGTGCTGGTGCAAAAGTCTGCTGAAGCTGGGGAATATCTCCCCATCGAAGAGATCCAGAGTACACAGAACAAGCATATGCGGATTGAAAGCCTTCAGCCGCTGATCAAGAATCGTTATCTGAAGTTCTCGCGCAAGCACAAGGCTTTGCTCCAGCAGCTTAAGGAGTATCCTATGGGGCGCAATGATGACGGCCCGGACGGTTTGGAAATGGCCGTCAGGCTGGCGCTAAGCATCAAGACCACGAACAAAGTGGATTACAAATCCGTGATCAGTCGGGCACTGAAGTTCCGGCGTGGCGGATACTAGCTATTAAAGGGGTGAACGTATTGGCAAGAAACAAATCCAGAAAGCGGCAGCCTAATCCTCAGCAAGCAGCTCCTGCACGCAAGGCTGAAATGATGGAGATTGCGGTCGCCCAGGTACATGACAAATATTCGACCTATCCCAGCAACGGACTAACCCCAGTTCGCCTGGCTCAAATCTTTCGGGAGGCTGACGCTGGCGACATTATGCGCCAGATGGAGTTGTTTGAGGAGATGGAAGAGAAAGACCCTCATCTCTTTAGCCAGCTCCAAACACGCAAAAATGCTGTGACTGGCCTTGATTTTGAGATCATTCCCTTCTCTGACGATGATCGGGACAAACAGATCGCAGAGTTCGTAAAAGAGCAGATCGACGCGCTGGAGAATATCGAGGATGTCTTCATGGATCTGCTGGACGCGATTGGCAAAGGCATATCCACAGCAGAGATTATCTGGGGATATGTTGACGGCCACACGGTCATTGAGGATATCAAGTGGCGGCATCCGAAGCGGTTCCTTTGGGACAATGACGACATATTCAAAGTCACCACCAAGGAGCAGCCTAACGGCATCCCGCTTCCTCCGAACAAGTTTGTCGTTCACCGATATAAAGCCAGGTCAGGACACCCAGCTCGCGCCGGGGTCTTGCGGGTCATAGCCTGGATGTATCTGTTCAAGAACTACGACCTGAAGGACTGGGTTAGTTTCTGCGAAGTCTTCGGGATGCCGCTAAGGCTGGGCAAGTATGATCCATCGGCCTCTGAGGATGACAAGCTGGCTCTGATGCAAGCTCTAATTCAGATCGGCACAGATGCAGCGGGGATCATCCCGACCGGGACAGAGATCGAATTTAAAGAGTCGAGCAAAACAACGTCGATCAACGTCTACGAATCACTGGCCCGGTACTGTGATGAGCAGATGTCCAAGGCCATACTGGGGCAGACACTGACCTCCGATTCTGGCGGCGGCAGCTTCGCTCAGTCTAAGACGCATAACGAGGTTCGCCATGATCTGACCGTTGCAGACTGTAAAGCCTTAGCGGCTACCCTGCGCCGGGATCTGATTCGCCCCCTGGTGTATTTCAATTTTGGGGAGGATCGCCGGATTCCTCAGCTTCGGTTCGATTCGGAGGAAGCGGGAGACCTGAAGGAAACGGCAGATATCTACAAGACGTTAATCGGCGAGATTGGCCTTAAAGTACCTACTTCCCATCTGTATAAGAAGTTTAGTATTCCCAAGCCCGAAACTGGCGAAGAGGTTGCTGCTCCTCCCACTCAGGCGCTAACTTTGCCCATGTCAACAACGTCGCTGGTTGCAAATAAGAGCGTGACAGAACCGAGCGGACAGCAGCAGATTGACCGCCTGGCTGATGCAGCTATCCAGCAAGGCAACGGAATCTTTGAAAAAGTCTTTGCTCCAATCATGCAGATGGTCGGCGAGGCCGGAAGCCTGGAAGAGATGAAGGCCAAGCTGGAGGATCAGGAGTTTGTCCAATCGCTATATGACAAGATGAACGCCGAGGATCTGGATGAGCTGCTGGCAAAGGCAATGTTTTACGCTGACCTGATCGGGAGGGCTGAGGAACATGGACGATGATCTGTTTGAACTTCTGACGGAGCGAGGCTTTACCTTCCAGGAAGCTCTGGAGTTCTTCGGTGACAAACTGACTTTGCAGCCAGAAGAGTTTTACAAGCTGGCTGATGAATACCGCTATAAAGCATTTACTGTATCTGGATATAGCAAAATCACGGTGCTGAAGAGGTTTCAGGATGAGCTGCTGAATGCGATTGACGAAGGTCAAACGATGCAGCAGTTCAGGAGTAACATGAATGACTTCCTCCAGCGCCGGGGCTATGAAGGCATTACGAACTTCCAGGCTGACAACATATACCGCACAAATATTCAGACGGCCTACCAGGTTGGCCACTATAAGCAGATGACAGATCCTACTGTCCTGCGCTTGCGGCCCTACTGGCAATACGATGCCGTAAATGATAGCCGCACACGTCCCTCCCATCTGGCTATGGATGGCAAGGTGTTCAGGGCAGATGATCCAATATGGGATACCTGGTATCCCCCGAACGGGTTTCGCTGCCGCTGTGGGGTCACAACGTTATCCGAGCGGCAAGTGCGTGAGAGAGGATTAATGGTGGAAACCTCTGCCCCGGTGTCAGCGGAAGTGAACGGACAATTCACGAACGTGATTCCTGATCCGCACTTCTCTACGAATCCGGCTAAAGAGGCGTTTAATCCGGATGTCAGCAAGTACCCGGATACGTTGCGCAAAGCCTATGAAACTCGCCAAAGAAGCAAATCACAGAATTAGGCCCTGGCTGCCCGTTTAAAGGGACTTGAACTTTTGACACACGAATATCGCGGCAAGACGTATCACCCCCGTTATAACGCGTTATAACGGGGTCTGAAAGGCAAATGACATGTTAAGGAGGTGGTTCCCCTGAAAAAATGGTTGTTATGCTCCGCTGCGGCGATGGAGATTGAGGGTATTCCCGAGGTTATTAAGATTCTTCCATTGGGAAAGGTCAAGTCGCAAAAAGGTGATTTTGTTGTCGATCAGGAGTCCTTCCAGTCTATCAAGAACAAATTTATCGACCGCGCCCTGGATATCGTTGTGGACTATGAGCATCAGACGCTAGAGGATGTGCAGGCTCCGGCTGGCGGCTGGATTAAGGACTTGATACTCCAGGAGGATGCCATTGCCGCCAAAGTGGAATGGACTCCGAAAGCCCAGGAGTATCTGCGTAATAAAGAGTACCGCTATCTCTCCCCGGTCGTTATGGTGCGTAAGTCAGACCTGAAAGCCATCGTCCTGCATTCGGTGGCGCTGACAAACACCCCAGCGATTGACGGCATGTTTCCTATTATTAACTCGCTCCACGTAAATTTTGATGATGATGAAGGAGGAAATGAACACATGGAATTACTGAAGAAGCTGGCTGCTTTGCTGGGTTTAGGCGAGGAAGCCACGGAAGAACAATTAATTCAGAAGATTGGCGAGCTGCTGAAGGCTGCTGAGAAAGAGGACAAGAAGTCAGATGAAGAACTGGTTGCTAATAAAACTATTACCTCTCTCCTGGGCGTTGACGAACAGGCGAAGACGGAAGATGTGGCGGCGGCCATCATGGCGCTGAAGAACCCTACTAATTTTGTCCCTGTCACTGAGTTCCAGGCGCTGAAGACTCGCCTTGACAAGATGGATTCAGATGGACTTGTTACTAAGGCGCTGAAGGATGGCAAGATCTCAGCCGCTCAAAAAGAATGGGCTGAAGATTATGCGCTTAAAGATCCGCAGGGATTTGCCAAATTTGTTGAGAAGGCTCCACAATCTGTGCCTGTAGGTACGTTGGGGATCGAGGACAACAAGGAGAAAACAACGGAAGTCACGGAAACCACGCTGGCCGTGTGTAAGCAACTGGGTGTATCCAAGGAAGACGTAGAGAAGTACGGCGACTAATCTGATTATTGATTTTGCTGAAAGGAGCAAACAGCCATGTTGACAAGAGGTAGAAATACTCCGGAGTTTGCCGGAGGCAGATTGATTGTTGTCCCTGTACAGGCAGGAGCAAAGATTTTTGATGGAGCGTTGGTCGCTCTGAATGCGGATGGTTTTGCCATTCCAGGAACACTGGCCCCAGATCTGACGGCTGCCGGGCGAGCTGAAGAGGAAGCTGACAATACCAATGGAGCCGATGGTGAATTGACAGTCAGGATCTCCCGCGGCGTATTCGTGTATAGCAATTCATCCACCGCCCCCATCACTCAGAAGGACGTCCTGAAAGACTGTTACATTGAGGACGATGAGACTGTCAGTGCCACAGCTACGGATACCAGCATTGCGGGTAAGGTACTGGGCTTTGAAGGTTCAGAGGTTATTGTAGAAATTCTGTAGCCATTATCTATCAAATATTAAGGAGGAATAGATTCATATGATCGTAAACCAGCAGGCTCTTCGGGGCATTTATACCGGATTTAAAGTGATATTCCAGAAAGCCTTTGATCAATCGAAAACAAACTGGGAGAAAGTCGCTACCTTCGTTCCTAGCACAACCCGCGAAGAAAATTATAAGTGGCTAGGGAAGTTCCCCAAAATGCGGGAATGGATTGGCGACCGTGAGATTCAAAACTTGGAAGCGTCTGACTATACCATCAAGAACAAAGACCATGAATTGACCGTTGGTGTAGATCGTAACGACATTGAGGATGACAGCATCGGGATTTATGCCCCAATCATCGAAGAAATGGGCCAAAGTGCCGCCTTACATCCGGATGATCTTGTGTTCGGATTGCTCCGTGATGGTTTCAAAGAAAAGTGTTATGACAAGAAACCTTTCTTTGCCACAAATCACAAGCTAGGTGAAACGGTGGTCACTAACAAGGGGACGAAGAAGCTTTCTCCAGAATCGTACAGCGCGGCCCGAACCGGGATTATGTCTCTCACCGACGAGAAAAGCAAGCCGCTAAAGTTGGTACCGAACCTGTTGGTCGTAGCTCCCAAAAACGAAGCCGAAGCCCGCAAGATTCTGATGGCCGATCTAATTGACGGCACGACGAACACATTAAAAGGAACAGCAGAACTGCTCGTTGTTCCGGAACTTGCTGGGGCTGATGACGCTTGGTATCTGCTTTGCACGAACCGCCCGCTCAAACCGCTCATTTATCAAAAGAGAAAAGAGCCTAAGTTCGTATCACTCACGGCTGAAACGGACACCAACGTGTTCATGAAAAAACAGTTCCTCTATGGCATCGATGGCCGTAGTAATGCCGGTTATGGCTTCTGGCAAATGGCCTTTGGCAGCACAGGTGAAGAAGCCTAGTGCCAAGCACCTTGAAAGGGTGATTTGAAATGTACTGCACCACAGATGAGGTTCGCGCGGCCATCAAGGATGATGCTATTGGTACGATAATTGGCGGCGACTATACGGACGATCCAGCAGAGCGCGAAGCGCAAATCACACCGCTCATTGATAGCGCCATTGAGGATGCTTGCGGCGAGATTGACGGGTATCTGGCAAAAAGATACCCGGTTCCTCTCCGAAGCATTCCCAAGGTGGTTAATAAGTTTGCCAAAGATATTGCTGTATACAATCTCTTCTCCCGCTCCGGCATTGATGAGTCAGACCGGGAGAAGAATTATCTCAATCGCTACCAGGCTGCTATACGCTTTCTGGAGTTAGTCGCTAAAGGAACAGTAGATATCGGCGCTGGTGGAGCTGACGACAATTCCCGCAAAGCAAGTACCGGGTTTGCCGTACACTCCAGCCCAAGACGATTTAGCCGTGACAGCATGAGAGGCATGTAATGTACAGCATTCGTTTAGAGGGCGATGTCCAGCGGCTCATGCGGCGATTGAAGCAGCTCCAAGAGGTTGATATTCGGGGCGTTAACTTGGCTCTTGCAGAATCCCTGAAGACCTCCACACGTGAGAGATTCAAGGAAGGCAAAGATCCGGACGGCAAGGCGTGGCCCAAATCGATTCGAGCTGATCGCGAAGGCGGCAGAACCTTGGTAGATAGTGCGGGCCTTCGCAACTCCATCAAATCCAAAGCATCCATGGATGGATTTGCCGTAGGGACAAACAAGATTTACGCCAGAACACATCAATTTGGCGAGAAAGGTCGGGCGATGACGATCCGGGCCAAGACCAGTAAAGGACTTGTCTTCAAGATCGGGAATCAGTGGATTCGCAAGCGCCAGGTCAAAGTCAATATTAAGATTCCAGCGCGGCCATTTTTGGGTATTAACGAGACCGACATGCTTGAAATCAAGGGTACGCTGGAAGATCTGCTGGAGGAATGAACATGATTGCAGAATGCAGAGATTACTTGATCCAGCACTTGAAGGATGCGGGTATTAAAACCAAAGTTTGTACATCGCTCAAGGATCTGAAGCAGTTCTCAGATCCGCTAGTTGGGGCGGTTATTCCGGATGGGGATACCTTTGTCCGGTCGCACAGCAAGAAAGTTTATCAGTCTGCTGCGGGCAATAAGCACAAGCGGCGCAAACTGTTCGATCGGGAGCTGTCCTTCCTGGTCGTCGTTGGAGGCAAAGATTATCTTCAGGCTTCGGAGATATTTGGTAATTTCATGGCTGGCTTGGATGCTGGCATCGTCATTGACGGGAATTACACGGAGATCCTGCCGACAGATGCGGACTGGGTAGACAAGGACGACAGTATCCTAAAGGCACAAATAGCAGTACAACTTCAGGTGAAGTTCCTGGGCGGCATCTACCGCGACACCGACTTCGCCCAAGTTAGCGAATATGAAGTGCGAAGCATAGAACAGGAGGTCTGAAATGGCAGCAAATAACAAGGCACCATCCATATCACAAGGCCCCGCCCCAAAGCTGGAAGAGATTAGCGAACTGAAGCGGCGGCTGAATGTGCCGGATTCTATTTACCAAGGGATGACGGCTGCCGAACGTTGGAAGCCTGGTCGCCAGGTGACTGAAGCCAAATTTGAAGAAGCTGTGAAACGCTTCTGCGGCAATCCGATCAGCGGAAAGAAGGTGAAGAAAGATGCTTAGAGATGTTAAAACGACCGTCACCGACGGCGGTCTAGGCATCCGTCCCGATGCCGGGATAGGGGTTCATTTGAAGATCGGAGTCTCTTCGGTTACGGCCAACTCGCCGATCATCATCACCGGCAATATGAGCGCGGCTAAAATCAAGCAACTACTCGGTCTCTCCCCTTTGGCCGATGCAGTCATGGATAGCGTGGAAAGTGGCGCTGGAAAAATTTATTGCGTACCGATTGCGGCCTCCGTAGATGGTACCATCGGAGCGGTCAAAAAGGTCGGTACCGGAACCGGGTCGGCCACGGTGGAAGGTAAGCCTGGAAATGCTTATGAAATCATTGTTCAGATTACGGAAAGTGGAGGACTTAATGCAGCTGCTTTAAAGTATTCGGTTGATGGCGGATATTCTTTTGGGGATGAAGTCACGCTTCCGCTGAATGGTGAGTTGGCGATCCCTGACACGGGGCTAACGTTCAAATTTACGGAGGATTCATCCGAACCGGAGAATTCGTTCAAAGTTGGCGATATGTTCACAGTCAAATCGGAGGCTCCGCAAATGTCTAATCAAGATGTGCTCGACGCCTTGACTAAATTAAGGAATAGCACACTGGCCTTTGAATTTGTTCACATCGTCGGAGAATCTACCCGCGCCCTTTGGTTTGCGGTAGCTGCGGAAATTACAACGCTACACGAAACATACAAGAAGCCGATTTGGGCAGTCTTAGAAGCTCCGCGCCCGGAACCCAGTGAGAGTATCGATGCTTACGCTCAACGGTTGATTGACGAGCGTAAAGGCTTCAAACATACGGATGTCCAAATCGTTTCGGCCTGGAGCAGGTATACCAAAATGGACGGTCGGACGATGCAAATCAATAACGCCGCGATCGTCTGCGGTTGGTATGCCAAGGCTGCCCCGCAGCAGTCGATCGGCGAGACGAAAACTTTCAGTGTTGACGAATACAAAATGTCGGAACTACTTCCGGTAGGAATTGAGGATTACATCGGCCTCCTTGACGATGAGAAATACCTTACCTTCCGGCAGTACGAAGGCCTTGAAGGCTACTACGTAACCAACGCTAGAATGATGTGCCCGGACGGATCGGATTACCGCTATGCCGAGAATGTCCGGATTAAGAACAAGCTGATCCGGGAAACCCGGAAGGAAGCTCTTAAGCAGCTTCAGGCGCAAGTCGATATGTCGGATGTCCAAGGCAGCCTGGAAACGATTGCGAAATTTATTGAAACGCCAGTCGACGTGATGGCCAGAACCAAAGAAATTTCTTCGGGGCGAATCGAGGTTCCACCAGACCAGGACATCCTGGTTAGCGAAACTCTTCAGGTCATCATTCGTTTTGTGCCAGTCGGTTATGTCCGGGAAATTGTCATCGATCTTGGAATGGAAAATCCATTTGTAGGGGGTGCATAACATGAGCGTCATTAACGGCAAAGCGTATGACTGGGGAGACATTAACATCACGATGCCAGGCCTGCAGCTGGAAGCACAGGAAATCTCCTACGATGATGAACTCGAAAAAGAAGTGGTTTACGGTAGGGGCCAACGTCCGCGCGGATACGGCGAAGGTAACTATAAGTCGGAGGGTAAGCTGTCCCTCTTGCGGGATGATTACGATGATCTGATTGCCTACTGCAAGGCTCAAGGCGTGGGTCTGTACAAGCTCGTGATCCCAAAGATCGTTGTCAGCTATGCAGATGGCAATAGTCGTACACGGACGGATGTCTTAAATACGATCACCTTCACGAAGGCTTCACACAAAAATGCCCAGGGCGACAAATCGCTGAAGGTGGATCTTGATTTTTTGATTGTGAATGGCGTTGATCGGGACGGCGTTAAGCCGTTGTAACTCGTTAATCTCAATATATTTGACAAATTACGGAGGCGAAAATCATGAGCGAAAAAGCAGTAGCAACCAAGTTGGATGATTACAAGGTGAAGTATGGCAAGGTGTATCAAGTAAAGGCCACGCTGGAGCCCGATGACGATACTACGGTGAATTTGGATTACGTGTTCAAACGACCCGCTGCGGCAAGCTATGACCGCTATGTTAAAAACACATCCCAGAGCCCTACTAAAGCCCTGAGGAATTTCATCCTAGATAACATAGTGGAAGAGCAAGCTGCTAAGCTTGAAGCGGATTTGGAAGAGTATCCGGCCCTCTCCCTTGCAATCGGTGAAAAGCTGCTGACCATGCTTGGGCTGAGTAAGGACGTAAATTTAAAGCAACTTTAGAGAGAGCCCTTCAGGAGGTACGAGCCAATATAATAGAATCCGGAATTCTGGAGATTCACAGGTTTGTGCCTCCTGCTCTGCTAAAGGTTGATCCGGGGCAGATGGTTATAGACGAGTTCATTAAGGCCTTGGCCCAGGCTCGCTATATTCAAGAGGTAGAGGAAATCGTTATGGCAAAGGCTATTGTGCGGGCGCTAGATAAAGAATAAAGCCGCCCTGTTAAAAGGACGGCTTCTTTCGGGTAATCCAACTGGCATATAACTTAGTTGCATTCTTTGCAGCTTTCCAGTTCTTCTCTTTTTTCTTATCAAGGTGTTTTCCGGCGTTGTTTTGAAAGCCTACCCAGAGTGTATATGGGGTGACGTATATGGCCAGCGGCACGAAGATAAGAACTGCAATGATGGCACCTGCACAAAGAGCGAACACCAGAACCTTGAATGCAAATAAAAGTCCAACCATTGTTTTGCGCCTCCTCTATGTATCTCTTTTTCCAATATATCACAAATGCAAGGGGGTGACTACATTGTGAGTCTTGACGCAGTGTTTAGGCTATCCGTGATCGTGGGGATGATTGATCAGATGACTGGCCCCATGGCCCGAATAAATTCCACTGTAGATGATTCTGTCAGTCGTATTGATAAGCTCAATCAGAGCTTTGCTGGGATGACGAAGACCGGGTTAGTAATGGCTGGGATCGGCGCCCAAATTACCGATGCGGCACTTGCTCCAGTAGAGGCAACATTAGAAACTCGCCGGGCTTTGGGCGAATTAGCCGCTATGGGTGTTGAAGATTTTGCTACGCTGGAGACAGCGGCAAGAGATTTTTCTGATGAGTGGGCTGGTACAACAAAGGCTGAATTTCTCCGGGCTGCGGTCGATATTAAAGGCGGTATAGATAGTCTTACGGACGAAGGCGTAGCTGGTTTCACAGATATCGCTGCGCTGACTGCAAAGGCCACAGGGGCAACTGCGGAACAGATGACATCCCTCTTCGCAACAGGTTACGGAATTTATAAAGATTATTATGATGATCTGTCTGATATGGAGTTTGGCGGTATGATGTCTGCTGGTCTCGCACAGGCAATTCTCGTCTTCAAAGCATCCGGCCCGGAATTGGCTGCTGCCATCCAATCACTTGGTGCATCGGCTACCTCAGCCAGCGTGCCAATGGAAGAGCAGCTCGCTGTTCTTGGGCAGCTCATGGCGACAATGTCCGGGTCAGAGGCGGGGACAAAATATAACGCCTTTGTGAAATCTGCTGCTAACGCTGGTAAGCAGCTAAAACTCAGTTTCATGGACTCAAACAATCAGTTGCTTTCCATGCCTGAAATACTAGAGACGCTTAATGGCAAATATGGCGAGACCATTGACGCAATGGAGAAGCAAGAAATACAGAAGGCGTTTGGCACGGTTGAAGCTGTTGCATTGATTGACCTGTTGTACTCTAAAACGGATAGTTTACAGGGCAATATCCTCAACTTGTATGATGCAATGGGACAAGGCACAGCAGTCACTCGTGAAATGGCGGAGGCTATAAATGCGACAGAACCAGAACGATACGAGCGGCTTCAACAACGGATTCATAATGTCACTGAAGAAGTCGGAAATATGTTGCTTCCCACATTCAATGCTTTTCTAGACAAAGGGGAACAAGTCGTCGGCAAGGTAAGCGATTGGATCAGCAAAAATCAACAACTCACAAAATACATCGTCCTGACTGTTCTTTCAATCGGAACATTGTTAGCAGTTGCTGGTACCCTTGTAGCTACCATTGGCGGCATTGGATTAATAATAACGAAGACCATTGGAATTTTTACAGGGTTTAGGGTCGCAATGTTGGCAAGCACGAGCTTGCTTGAAACAATGTATCTCAGGGCTTTATATGCCGGGGATGGCTTAAGGGCTATGGGCAGAGGGGCTATAAGCACATTACGTGCGCTACCGGGGCTGATAGCATCGGTCTGGTCATTCAACGCTGCCCTACTCGCTAACCCGGTGACATGGATCGTCATCGGTATTGTCGCCCTGGTTGCGGCAATCATCCTGTTATGGCGTAATTGGGACACCGTAGTAGCCTGGTTGCAAAAGACTTGGAATTCCTTTGTCAATGGCATTGTGGCAGGCTTCAATTGGGTGAAGAACCTCTTTGCGGGAATGCCTCTCTGGCTCCAGGTTGCAATAGCAGGGTTCTTCCCATTCATCGGCATCCCTATGCTGATCATCAACAATTGGGGAACTATTAAACAGTTTTTTGCAGATCTCTGGAACGGAGTCGTAACGATCTTTACAGGCGGCATTCAACGGGCAAAGGATACTATTACGGCAGCATTGACCTGGTTTAGAGAGTCGGGAACAAAGGTAGTCTCAACCTTTACGGATGGAATCAAGAGCGTGATCAATGCGCCTGCTGAAACCATCAAAAAAGGACTTGCCAAAGTGCGAGAGCTGCTACCGTTTTCGGATGCGCACGAAGGGCCGCTCTCGCAGCTCACGCTGTCCGGTCGCCGGGTGTTCGAGACAATTGGTACCGGGATGGAACAAAGCCAGGACATTCCTGCTGAGATGGCCGACAAAGCCTTTGGTCAGATGGGCATGGATCGGGGCAGCGAAGTGAATTCGATTAGTCTACGAGAAGTAATGTCCGAACGATCGGACAGCAGCACTCTTATGCAGGAGCGGGAAAATGGCACGATGATAGAAACGCTCAACATCAGTGTAGATATTTCCAAGCTGAAGGATCTCCCTGCCCTCTTCAAACTGTTAAAAGAAATCGAAGATTACACCAACAGTAACGGGGCAACTCCGGCCCCGGCTGGATAGGAGGACAACATGATCTATATCGATGACACAGGCGTTAAGGTCGGAGGCGTTGTGCTCCCCGGCCTGTTCCGGAGTATGGAAATCAAGGGCGAAGCAAAGGTAGAAGAACAGGAAGTCAAGGGAAAGACAACAAAGCCTAAGCAAGCAACCGGGTATGAGGACGCCAAGATCACGCTGGAGATCGCGCTGGAGGATAGCCCGAACATGACCAAACTTCGCAGGTTGGAGACGATCCAACGGCTGTTTCAAAAGCCTGGTCAAGCCAAACCAATAGTACATGACTTTGTTAGCACCCATTCCTCTGTGCGCGGTGTGAACAAGGTGATATTGAAGAGCTTGACCACAAGAGAGCAGAATAAGAAGTCGGAAATAACGGTTATGATCGAACTTTGGCAATACGCTGCAAGCAGGATCACGGCATCAAAATCCAGCGGTAAAGCCACAGCTAAGAAATCCGCTTCTAAATCATCATCCTCAATCAAACTTACCGAGGATTTCAGTAGATACTTGTCTGATGGTAACCGAGGGACTGCTCCCAAGACATCTAACAAGACCTCAAAAACGGCAGCTGTCGACAATAAAAACACATCCGTATACAAAAACGGTATCCTTCGGATGCCAGTGTAAGGGGGAACGGCATGGATGAAGAAGATTTGTTCTACCCGGAATTGAATGTTCAGCTTGGCAGCTATGATCTGTCTGAAGGAGTCGAAGTTGAAGTGTATTCTTCTGCTGACTCTTACTTTGATTGGGGCAAAGTGCGATTTACAGAACAGTTCCAGGACAAGATCAGCACGGCCAAGATGGACAAGGCACTGATTGAACTGGGCTATGACGGACAGTTTGAGGAAGTGTTTCAGGGCTACGTGGTAAGCCCTTATAATACAGGCGGCAGCCAGAATGAAATCCTACTGAAGGATGCTATGATCCTGCTGGAAGACACCATGATCACGAACACCTTCCTCCAGGCAACACCGCAAGAGATCCTGAGATACTGTTTGTCTAAGGCCGGGGTAAGTGATATAAGAATTTCTTCAAAGGTTTACCCGAAACGATCGACTATCCCCATCGTCCAGAAGAATGTCATATCGGTGATCGAAACAATTCATACGGTATGGCAGATCCGGGAGCCTTTCTTTTTCTCAGCCGGGATCTTCTACTGGGGAGAGCAGCCAGAGCAGGACAAGGTATATGAATTTAAGTATGCAGAGAACATCATTCAGCTTGAACGCCAGGGCGGCCTATGGGAGCTAGTGACCATATCTGCCCCGTGGATCAGGCACGGTCATAAGATCATGGTTGATCATCCCAATATATCCGGTGAGTTCGTTGTTCATAAGGTTGTGTTCACAACTGAGGTATCCGGATTTATTCGGACAAGAATTTATTTTTAGGCGGTGGGAATATGTCGTTAGCTCAAATGATTAACACGGCTGTTAAGAAGCAGATTGAAACGGATTACCCTCATCTGCTCTACCCTGCCGCTGTCCGTGCAAAAATAACGAAGGCTGCCGGAGAGTACAATCTCAAAATACTTGACGATAACGGCGTTATTGACGCACGTTATCCGGAGATTCCGAACGTCAAATCGGAGCAGATATTTGAGGTTGGTGACACGGTGGCCGTGTTGCTGATGTACGGCCAACTTGATCTGTACATCGTCGGCAAGGTGGTGAGTTGATGGCAGGACTAAATGACACGGACATCCTGCTCGATGCTAATTGGCAGATTGCCCAGGCTACGGGCGGTGATGCGTTGCTGATCTCAGGTATGGATTGCTTCTTGCAAGATATCCGGCTAGAGGCAATGAGCCAAGAGGGCGAACTGTTCTATGACGAGAGCTGGGGTTGGTCATTGCTGGACTTCCTTCAGACGCAGGACGATGAGCTGACCAGGGCAGAGATCGCGCAGCGGGTACAGGTCAAACTGTCGCGGCGGTCAGAGATCGATCCGGATACGATTGACGCGCTGGCTAGATTCAATGAGGACAGGATTTCGGTCTGTGTGTCCTTTCGGTTCTATGGTAGCGATACTCCGTACCAGCTCGACATTGAGCTAGACCGGGTACAAGTTGAGGTGATTGCAAGATGATTGATGACAAACTGCTGGATCAGATCCTCCCGCTGCCAGATCGCGAGGAACTGAAGAACGAGCTTCAGGAGGAACTAGAGTCTGAAGGGTTCGCCATTACGAATTACGCTTCAGGGGGCATCTTCTACACGCTCTTGATGATTGCAATTCAGATCCGGATTGACCTGGTTAACTTACTTCGGACAGTGCTGAATAATATGTTCATCGGTCACGCTTCCGGGGATTGGCTAGAGATTAAGGCAGCGGACTTCTCCAAGCTCCGGAAGCAGCCTGTCAAAACGCGCGGATATGTAACCCTACTCCGCTCCACAGCGGGAGAAGCCGTACAGATCGCCAAGGGCGATATGTTTAAAACGGAGCCCGACCTCTTGGGCGAGGAACTGCGCTACCTTGTGTTGGAGAATCAGACCATGCCAGCGGATGCCCTCTCATTTCGGGTGCTGGTTGAAGCTGAAGCGGAAGGCTCTGCCTACAATGTGCCTATCGGCCAGATTAAGCGGTCACTGACTCATATAGAGGGCATTGACTCTATCACGAATGAGTCCGGCTGGATTACCCGCGAAGGCAGCGATCTGGAAGAGATCGAGAGCTTGCGAGAAAGGACGATGAACAGTTGGGCTGAGCTTTCCGCGATGCCTACCGCCGCAAAATATAAGTCAGTCTGTGAAGCAATTCCCGGCGTGCTGTTCGTCCGAGTGGATGACATGCACCCGCGCGGCCAGGGGACGATCGATATCATTGTTACAGGGACGGCAGGCACCCCTTCAGAGGGGCTGCTTGCCCAAGTTCAAGAGGCGGCAGACTCCATCAAAGGGCCAGATGATAACGTCCTAGTCAAAGCATCTGACACCGTGGAGCAGGACATTGCCGTTACGATCTGGATTCCAGTGGATGCTTCGGAGGATGGACTTGAGACCAAAGCGATTGCAATTTTGACCGAACTGCTCCGGATTAAAAAAGGCCGGGACTTGAACGTGCTTAACCATGCGGACATCATCTATGCGATCCGCTCCGGAATTAGCATCAGTAAGAATGTCAAGGTCACTGATCCACCGCAGGACGTTGCCCTGGACAATAACAAGGTGATCGTGCTGGGAGCCGTCAGCATCACCATTCTGAGGGGGTAGCGGCCATGTTTGAGAAGTTTTCCGATTACATGTTCTATCTGCTGTTTGGCCCCCTCAAGAAGGTGATCAAAAAAGGCAATCAGTTCTATATCTTTTTCAAGGTGATTGGCAAGCTGTTCGACCGTTCCAAGCAGGACATATTCCGAGTCCGCGAGGAGTCCATGCTCATATCGGCCAGTGAGCTGCTACTTGATGAGCATGGACGTGAGAGAGATATGCCACGGCTTAAGGGAGAAGATCTTGAGAGCTATCGGATGCGGCTGATGATGAAGAACGTCATAGCCGAACAGGCCGGAACAAAAAACGGTATCCTGGTTGCCCTGAAGGCTTTGGGATACGACCAGTCCTACATCGAACCTTACTATCTGTATGATCCGGCGCGCTGGGCTGAATTCATCGTTTATCTTGGCAGCAAGACTCCCCCAGGAGTGAATAGCCTATCTGTTATCAATGCCGAGGTTATGAAGCTTAAGCCAGCACGTTCCAAGCCGAACTATGGAATCAGATTCGACTTTCATCACCAGTACAAGATTAAGACAAGACTGAGACTTCGGTCGCGTGTGAACTTTTTCGGCGGCTATCCTTGGTACCTTGACGGCGTGGAGCAGCTTAACGGCCACCCATCCCTGTCAGGCTGGGCAGGCAACCGCCCCCGCTTTAACAACCAGATTCTACTCCGGAGTAAGCAGCTTAATGAGATCAGACAGGATGCCATTATCCGTCAGCGTCACAACTATTGGCTGCTGGATGGATCGGTTCCGCTGGACGGATCGCGGCTCTTGAGTGCTACGGAGACCATCATAACTATATAGGAGGTACACACATGGCAGATCAGGTATTGACGGTTACAACGGCCTACGCCCGCGCCCAGGTGGCCCGAGCGCGGGCAGAAGGCGGCAGCTTGACCAAGGTAGTGCAAATGGCCTTTGGTAATGGCGGTGTTGATTCAGGAGGGAACCCTTTGCCAGTGGACGGTACGGAGGAAACGCTGCGTAATGAATTGCTCCGTAAGGACATTGATAGCTATGAGTTCATCGAACCAGCTACAATCCGCTACCGCTGCCCATTAGCCGAAAATGAGCTATCCGGGCAGATCATCAATGAGCTGGCCCTGGTGGATGAGATTGGTAAGTTCACGGCCCTCCGCACCATGGGCGATAAGCTCAAGGATGGCGACATGGAATTCATTTTCGAGATAGACGACATTTATTAAGGGGGCGCTACGAAGATGGCAATACAACCGCCTAGACGATTTGTGATCACGGATCAAGGCCATGCGGATGTCCTTAACGTTCCGATTGACACGCTTTATGATAACGACCTTGATCTGCAAAGCCAGATCGACAGCATCAAAGAAAACCCCGCCGAAAACGGGGTCGTAGCAGACGAGGATTTTCAGGATCATATTGGGGATACGGTGGCACATATCACGGCAGCGGAACGTGCCGCCTGGAATGCAGCAGAGGGTAACGCCAAGGCGTACACCGACACCGCAGCCGCGCCCAAGGTGCATAGCCATACAGCGTCCGACTTGCCTTCAGCGACGACCCAGGCGCGCGGGGTGGTGCAGCTCAACACATCCACCACCAGCACCGCCACCAACCAGGCTGCTACGCCTAGTGCAGTCAAGGCGGCGTATGACGCAGCGAATGCGGCCAATAATGCAAGCGTGCCGAGGGCTACGCGGTCTACCAACAATCTGAATAGCATCACAGAAAACGGTTTTTACGATGGGTCCAGCATGGCTAATGCCCCAAGTACAGATTGGCATTATGTCGAGAATATCGTACATTCTGCTAACCCTGGAGCTTGGCGGTTTCAGAGGGCAACGAATTTTAATACGGGAGTTACGTATTGGAGACAATTACGAGCCGGGACATGGACAGCCTGGCAGACATGGGGTGGTGGAGTGAAAAAAGTAACGAGATATGCGGTTAGATTTGAAAATGGTGACCCTGATAGAGAGTCACAAATTTATTTAACGATACCGCAAGTTGATCCCAGTAAAACATCAGTCAACGTAACAAGTTACCGCCTATATGGTTTTGCACGTTATTCAGATACATCATCAATCTACAGTCCAACTCCGGGACGCACGCATCCAGGAGTCTACTTGTTTGACGCGACTAGAGTTAGGTTGTGGCTCGGAGAGTCGCTAAACGTAAACGGCTCTGGTTCTTTAAGCGTAGAGGTTTACTTTGAAATTATTGAATACAACTAAAAAGGTGGGTTAAATAAATGCCATATATCCAAGTTAGTAACAGCGGAATCGTGTGTGCAATCAGTGATAGTCAAGTCGTACCTGATGCCGAAAACATCTTCGAGGTTGACTCATTCGACTCGTCTTATTTAGGCAAGCGTAGACTCGCAGACGGAACCTTTGAGGATGTTCCGCTACCAGAATCATCGCAGGAGTCAGACGCCAAATAG